ATGTGCTAACTTGAAGAATCGGAGCTTTATTGATTTTCTGTTTAGACGTAATAAAAAGAGAGAAACACTGAACGAAAATCATTCAGCGTTTTGAGAAGTTGAAAAATATATTATTTTTTTAATTGTAACGGTTGTGAACGTCACACTTTTATTTTAATTTGCTTATTCTCTATGTCAATTGAAATATGAGCGTTTTGGACGTTTATCGACACTTTCTGTACACTTTTGCACGTTATTATATTGATTATTTTATCTAATCAATATAATATTAAAATAGTGGAATATTGGCTTTGTGGTGATTTAATGGATTTAAAAAGTTTTTTTGCTGATATTGGTTACAACATAGATGTATTTTTAGATAATCAATCAAGAATAATGAGTTATATATCGTGGTATTATGGTGTCGTTGAAAACTTTCATCGATACTATATTTATAATGGTAACAGTAAGGTATATAGGGATAGATATTCGTTACATTTACCTAAGTGTATATGTGAGAGTTTCGCTAATTTAATTTGTAACGAAAAAACTAAAATACATTTATCTAATGAAAATGCAGATAAGATTTTAGATGAGATATTAAGTGAAAATAATTTTTATCTTAAATTGAACCAATCTGTTGAAAAGGTGTTTGCGTTAGGATTTGGTGCTTTCGTAGTTTCTTTCGATGAATCTAAAATCAATATACAATTTATTACTTGTGATAAAGTTATACCACTTAGATACGATAATAATTACATTTATGAGTGTGCGTTTGTAAATGATACTTATGATTTCAACGGTGATTTCGTTAGGTTTATTCAAATACATCACAAAGATGATAAAGACCAATATGTTATAGATAACTATAAATTTATTGTTGGTGCTAGTGGAGAATTAAATCCATTTGACGAAGATAAATATTACGATATACCAAGACATATAGAGACTCATTCTGATATTCCTTGGTTTACTATCGTTAGACCTAACTGTGTTAATAATTTTGATATTAATTCACCTTTTGGATTGCCTGTTTATGCTAATTGTTTGGACATTATCAAAGGGTTAGATATTATCTACGATTCGTTCGTTAATGAGATTCAAAATGGTAGGAAAAGATTATTCGTTACTTCTGATGCTTTAAAAGTAGCTAGTAATGGGTGTTTAAAAGATGCTTTTGACCCTAATGACGTTGTTTTTTATCTGTTAGATAATGATAATAACGGAGATAATAAAAATAAGTACGTGCAAGAAGTTAATGGTGAACTTCGTATAAATGAGCTAAGATTGGCGTTGCAAACTAATCTTGAAGTTTTGTCTAATAACCTTGGATTAGGTAAGGATTATTACCACTTAGGTAATGATTATAAATATGGTCTAAAGACTGCTACAGAAGTTATTTCTTCTAACTCTGATTTATATAGAACTATTCATAAACATGAGATTTTATTTGAGTATTCTTTAAAACAAATAGTAAATATTATTCAATTTATATCTAAGAATATATTTAATATAAATATTGATGGAGAAGTATTCATAGATTTTGATGATTCGATAATAGAGTCTGATGCTTCTAAGAGGGAACAAGATAGAAAAGATGTTGAAATGGGTGTAATGCCATTAGCTGAATATAGGTCTATTTGGTATGATGAACCATTAGAATTAGCACAACAACGTATTGAAGAAGCTAAGATGGAGAAAATGGACTCTATTTCTAAAGCAGAAAGCGATGAACGTGATGATAATAACGACAATCCAATTCCACCTTAATGAGAATTGGATTATTTTTATAGTCTATAAGGTTCCGATGAAGATGACATCGTAAAAAAGCATCTATTTTTTTTTGGAGGTGAATCATATGTACGAAGGAGTTCCAGATTGGTTAGTACCTTTTCTTACTCCATATGCTTATTCACCAAATCGACAATTTTTGCGTGATTTAGACCCTCAAAGTCGTGTTGAAGCTATTCTTAAATTTGGTTTTCTAGAATTACTTTCAACGTTTGAGGGTTTTTTAGTTAGTGATGGTGGAACTGGTTTCGATAATTTTATCGATGCTAATAATGATATTTTCATGGTTTTAAATGGTGGTTAATGTTATGGGTGAATATGTTTCTAGATATACTGGTCCAACTATCGATAATACATTAAAAAGTGTATTAGATGGTAAAGCTGGTATTCAAGGGATTAAAGTTAATGGTGTTGAAGTTACTCCTGATTCTGTTACGAATAAAGTAAACGTTAGTATACCTGAAGTTACTCAAAGTACAGGTTCTAGCGCAACTAATGTTATGTCTCAGAATGCTGTTACTAATCAATTAGATAGTAAAGTAGATAAGATTTCTGGTAAAGGATTATCTACTGAAGATTTCACAACATCTGCTAAAAGCAAATTAGCTGGTATTGAAACTGGAGCTACTAAAAACACAGTAGTTCAATCTACAGGTTCTAGTACTACTAATGTTATGTCGCAAAACGCTGTTACTAATGCTTTAAACGACAAGCAAGATAAAATTTCTAATGGATATGTATTTATAGTTACAAATTGATTTCTTAGTATAATATGAAAATTGATATTTATAACACTTCGAATAAATACAAAATTATTTATGCAGACCCAGCATGGGAATATAAAGATAAAGCTTTAGCGGGATTAAGGGGTGCATCATGCAAATATTCCGTTATGAGCAATGATTCGATAGCTAATTTACCGATTGCCAAGATAGCATCTAATGATTGCATACTGTTTCTTTGGGTTACAATGCCTAAGTTGAATGAGTGCTTTGATATCATAAAGAAATGGGGATTTTCTTATAAAACTTGTGGGTTTGTATGGATAAAAAAAAATAAAAAAGCAGATTCTCTTTTTTGGGGGATGGGGCATTGGACACGTTCAAATGCAGAAATATGTTTGATTGCTACAAAAGGAAATCCTAAAAGAATATCTGCAAAAGTGCACAGTGTTATTATAAGCAGCATCAGAGAACATTCGAGGAAACCTGATGAAACTAGAGAAAAAATTGTTGAATTATGTGGAGATTTGCCAAGAATAGAACTATTCGCAAGGCAAACAATAGTTGGTTGGGATTGCTGGGGCAATGAGATATAGATTTAGAGGAAAAATGTCAACGTAAATGTCACAAGATATCAAAGAAATGAAACAAAAAATAATATGAGGTGATTTAAATGGGTGATTATCATTCAGCACATACTGGTCAAATAATCGATGCAACAATATCAGCTGTAATAGCTGGAAAAGCGGGTATACAAGGGGTCAAAGTAAATGGTACGGAGATAACTCCAGATACCTCTTCTAATAAAGTAGATATTAGTGTACCAGTCGTTTCACAATCAACTGGTAGTAGTACAACTGAAGTAATGTCGCAATCAGCTGTTACAACTTCTTTATCGAATAAAGCTGATTCATCTAGTTTATCTACAGTAGCTACTAGTGGTTCTTATACTGATTTATCTAATAAGCCTACGATTCCTACTGTGTCTAATTATACTTCTACATTAAGTTCTTCTAGTTGGACTGAATCTAGTGGTACTTATACTCAAACAGTTAGTATTCCAGGTATCTTATCAACTGATACTCCAATTATCGATGTATCTAATCCTACTCAAGCAATGTTAGATAGTTGGGCATATGTTTCTAAAATTGAAACTTCAAACGACTCTATTACTGCAACTTGCTTTTCTAATCAACCTACAGAAAACATTAATATTAAATTAATGGTTGTGAGATAATGGGGAGCGGATATTTAACTTATCATGGAGTAAAAAAAGATTATTCAGTTTTTAAAGCACGTGTCGATGGTAGTTTGACTGAAGTAACTGCTGAGGTACTTGACGGCGCTACTAAAATATATAATTATGCTTTTCAAAATTACGATGTATTAACGAGTATAGTAATACCAAGCAGTGTAACGAGTATTGGAGAAAGGGCTTTTACTAATTGCAGTGCATTATCAAGTGTAACGATTCCAAGCAGTGTTACGAGTATTGGGATGAGTGCTTTTGATAATTGCGATTCATTATCAAGTGTAACTATACAAAGTGGTGTTACAAGTATTGGGAATTATGCTTTTGCTAATTGCAATTCATTAACAAGTATAACGATCCCAAGTAGTGTTACGAGTTTTGGGAAAGGTATTTTTTCAAGTTGCAGTTCATTAGCAAGTATAGATATACCAAATAGTGCCACGAGTATTGGAGAGTATACTTTTTCTTATTGCACATCATTAACAAGTATAGATATACCAAATGGTGTCACGAGTATTGGGGATTATGCCTTTGGTACTTGCACTTCATTAGCAAGTGTAACTATACCAAATGGTGTCACGAGTATTGGGAGGTATGCTTTTTATGAGTGCACTTCATTAGCAAGTATAACGATACCAAGTAGTGTAACTAGTATTGGGGATTATGCTTTCGATGATTGCGATGGATTAACAAATGTAACTATACCGAGTAGTGTCACTAGTTTTGGGGAAGGTGTTTTTTCAAGTTGCAGTTCATTAGCAAGTGTAACGATTTCAAATGGTGTAACTAGTACTGGAAATTCTACTTTTTCTAATTGCAGTGCATTAACAAGTGTAACGATTCCAAACAGTGTTACGAGTATTGGGAATTGGACTTTTAATTTTTGCACATCATTAACAAACATAACGATACCAAGCAGTGTTACTAGTATTGGGAATTTGGCTTGGCGTAATTGTAGTCTACTGACGAGCGTAACAATAGAAGCTACGACACCACCAACTCTTGGGACTACTGTATTTCAAGGCACTCATGCAAACCTAGTAATATATGTACCATCTGAATCAGTAGAAGCATACAAATCAGCTAATAGATGGTCAGCTTATGCTTCAAGGATTCAAGCTATAACTTAAAGGAGAATTAACATGATTAAAATTGAAAAATACAATGAATCTAAAACTTACATGTATCCTAACGGAGATCTAGCTACACCTGAGAAAGTTAAAAAAGATTTTCCAGCGGTAACAGCATTTACACATATAGTTGAAACTGACGAAGCTGGACAAGTCCTTTTTGCTATACAGAATCTAGCAGCTATCAAATCTCAAATGGGAATCGATGCAAACTTATCAGATGAAGAATCTATAAGGCAAATTGAGAATAAAAGGAATGCACCAGCGCCTGAACCTGAGCCTGATTCTCTTGAAAGAGTAGCCGCTGCTTTGGAATATCAAAATCTTATGTCAATGTAGCTGTAATTAGTAAAGTAGGTGATTTAATCATGGGAAGTGGATATATAGTTCAACGAGGCGGTGGAAAAGATTATTCAACTTTTAAAGCACTTGCTGATAGAGATATAACTGAAGTAACAGCTGAGATGTTAGATGGGGTTACTAAGATTGGTAGTTATGCTTTTTATAGTTGCACTTCATTAGCAAGTATAACTATACCTAATAGTGTTACGAGTATTGGGAGAAATGCTTTCCAGGGTTGTAGTTCATTGCCAAGTATTAATATACCAAGCAGTGTTACTAGTATGAGTTATGATACTTTTCGCGATTGCACATCATTAACGAGTGTAACTATACAAAGTGGTGTAACTAGTATTGGTGCTAGTGTTTTTTATGGTTGCAGAGCATTAACAAGTATAGATATACCAAATAGTGTAACGGCTATTGGTACTACTGCTTTTTCAGGTTGCAGCGCATTAACGAGTATAGATATACCAAGTGGCGTCACTAGTATCGTGAATAGCGCTTTTTCTAGTTGCAGCTCATTAACAAGTGTAACAGTAGAAGCGACAGCACCACCAACTCTTGGAACTAATGTATTTGATGGCACTCATGCAGACTTAGTAATCTACGTACCTGCAGGATCTGTAGATGCATATAAAGCCGCGACTAACTGGTCAACTTATGAATCAAGAATCCAAGCTATACCTTCAACTTGATAATAGTTAAACCACTTTTAATTCTAACTAATTTTGAAACTAAAGCAAAGGAGAATAATATGACTTTCGAAATAATTAAAAGAAACTTTGACAGAGGGCTTTGGAACGAAGCTCAAGTTAGAAAAGCTTTTGAAAAAGGTGTTATTACTCAGGAACAATTGAATAAAATTTTAAATAAGTAGTGATGTATATGGGAAGTGGGTATATAACTCAGAGAAAAATAGAAAAAGAAGATTATTCACCATTTAAAGGTATTGTTGATGATAGTTTAACTGAAGTGACTGCTGAGATGCTTAACGGTGTGACTAGTATTACTATTTATGCTTTTTATCAATGTGCTAATTTAATTTCTGTTGATATTCCAAATAGTGTAAATAGTATTGGGGATTATGCTTTTAATGATTGCGATTCATTAGCAAGTATAACGATACCAAATAGTGTCACGAGTATTGGGAGGTATGCTTTTAATGATTGCGATTCATTAGCAAGTGTAACTATACCAAACGGTGTGACTAGTATTAGTGATATGACTTTTCAATCTTGCGATTCATTAGCAAGTGTAACGATACCAAATAGTGTAACTAGTATTGGAAATAGTGCTTTTTCTTATTGCAGAGCATTAACAAGTATAACGATACCAAATAGTGTAACTAGTATTGGTTCTAGTGCTTTTTTTGAGTGTAGATTAGTGTCAAGTTTGACGATACCAAGTAGTGTAACGAGTATTGGAAATAGTGCTTTTTCTTCTATTCCTATATTGACGAGTGTAACAGTAGAGTCAACTACACCTCCAACTATAGGAACAAATATATTTTCTATTTATGCTGGTTCAACTTTAGTAATCTACGTTCCTGCAGAATCAGTCGAAGCTTACAAAACCGCAACTAACTGGTCAACTTATGCATCAAGAATCCAAGCTATACCTTAGAGGAGAATTAACATGATTAAAATTGAAACTTCAAATGATTCTATTACAGCAATTTGCTTTTCTAATCAACCTACAGAAAACATTAATATTAAATTAATGGTTGTGAGATAAATGGGTAGTGGATATATAAATTGTAATATATCAAAAAAAACATACTCAGCTTTTAAAAGTATTGTTGATGACAGTTTAACCAAAGTGACAGCTGATATGCTTAATGGTGTTACTAGTATATCTAGTTACGCTTTTTATCAATGTGCTAATTTAATTTCTGTTGATATACCAAGTAGTGTAACGAGTATTGGAAATAGTGCTTTTGCTTATTGCAACGCATTAACAAGTGTAACGATACCAAATGGTGTCACTCGTACTGGGGATCATACTTTTTCTAATTGCAGTGCATTAACAAGTGTAACGATACCAAGCAGTGTAACCAGTATTGGGAGTTATGCGTTTTATAATTGCAGAGCATTAACAAGTATAGATATACCAAGTGTGGTAACTAGTATTGGGGATCATGCTTTTGCTAGTTGCAACGCATTAACAAATGTAAATATTCCAAACGGTCTTACGCGTATTAATGAAGCTTCGTTCTATTATTGCAGAGCATTAACAAGTATAACTATACCAAGCACTGTAACTAGCATTGGGAAGTATGCCTTTGGCGGTTGCCAAGCATTAACAAGTGTAAATATTCCAAGTGGTGTTACAACTATTGGAGAAACTGCTTTTACTTATTGCGCTTCATTAACAAGTATAACGATACCAAGTAGCGTTACAAGTATTGGGATACAAGCTTTTTCTGGTTGCGATTCATTAGCAAGTGTAACAATTAAAGATGGTGCTACTGGTATTAAGGATTATGCTTTTTATTGGTGTGAAGCATTACAAAGTGTAACCGTAGAAGCAATTATACCTCCAGTTATTGGTACTGGTGTATTTAGCCGTAATCATCCAAATTCAGTAATATATGTTCCATCAGAATCAGTCGAAACGTATAAAGCAGCAACTAACTGGTCAACTTATGCTGATAGGATTCAAGCTATACCTTCAACTTGATATTTTAAGTTGATATGATATAATAGTAGCATTGCCCGGTGTACGGGTCATGGCTATTTAATCTTAATTATAATGATAACAACCACATTCCGAGTGCGGTTGTTATTTCTTAATTTTCTAATTTGAAGTATCAAAAGAATGATAGTCAGAATTTGAATAATAAGTTCTAACACTTTCATCGCCTCCTCTCTGAGCTAAACAAGCTCAAAAGAGAGAAACGACCCGCACTAACCAGACAATGCTTTTAATATTATAATTCAAAGGATAATGAATGTCATTATACAGTCACACTATAACAATATTTAATTATGATTATGAAGAAGAAAAATATTATGCTACATTAATTAACAAAGTTGAATGTCAATATTATTTTGGAATAAACAGATTACCTGAATATAATGCAAGTACAGATAGGTGTTTATGTATAATTAAATATGATATAATAGATGGTGTAAAAACTTCAGATAGTAAACGATTTAAACTAAAAGATGATTGGGTAAATGAAGTAAATAAAAAGGATTATTTTACGATACAAACTGACAAAGATTTTTTTGCATTAGGTGATTATTCAGAAGTGGAAACTGATAATTACGATGAATTCAAGAACGTACATACTCACGGGGCATTTTTAATAAACGAATATCGAGATTTTGAGAGTGTTTTGTCGCACTGGGAAATATATGGGGGTTAGTTAATGTCAGAAGGTTTTATTTGCCGTAATAGCGGTGATGGGTATGCAACAATAAACTTTGATAATGTTAAAGTAGCTAATATTGGATATACTAGTTTAACTAATCGAAAAATGAATTTATCTTCTACTAATGTTGGAAATTATGCATTATTTGCAGGTGGTTATTCAGGTTCTGGTAGTATTTATTATTCTGATGTAGATGCATACAGCACTAATTTATCACACACAACACCTACATCTTTAAATGAAACTAGAGGATACTTATCGTCTACTACAGTTAATAATCATGCGTTATTTGCAGGTGGAAATAATAGTAATCTTTGTTCAACAGTTGATGTATATGATAGTAATTTAGTACATACAACTATAACATCTTTAAGTGAAGCTAGGACTGAGTTATCAGCAGCAACAGTAGGTAACTATGCATTATTTGGAGGTGGATACGCAGGCCCTGGTAATCCGTCTAAAACCGTAGATGTTTATGACGTTAATTTGGTAAGACGTACACCTATATTGTTAACAACTGGAAGATATAATCTATCAGCTACGTCTATAGGAGATTATGCTTTATTTAGCGGTGGGCAATATTCAGGTAATTCGTACACTAGTGAAGTTGATGCATACAATTCGAGTCTTGTTAATACAAGCCCAGCACCTTTAAATCAAGCTAGAAGTCTTTTATCAGCAACATCTACATCTTCTTATGCGTTATTTGGGGGTGGATATTTTTCTGGAGAATTAGATTCAGTTGATGCATACAACACCAGTTTAGTACACACAACTCCCACTTCACTTAGTGAAATAAGAGAAAATTTAGCATCAACAACGATTAACAATCATGCGTTATTCGCTGGTGGAGGCACTAACAGCGGACTAAGTAGTGTATATCATTCGACTGTAGATACATATGATGACAATTTAGTTAGGTATAATTCACCTCCTTTAGTTAGTGCAAGAAGAAGTTTATCTGCAACGAATATAGGTGGCTATGCTTTATTCGCTGGAGGCCATTCTGGCACCGCTCTTTCTTTTATGTACAATACAATTGATGTTTATCAAGTTATTACTTCTACTTCGATAAGTCTTTATCCTGGGACAAAATATAAGTTAAATAGCATGCCAGTAGAACAAACTGCTGCCGTATTTAGCAGAACAACTGTTACTGCACCTATTAACGGTTATGTAAAGTATAAAACTGCTAATATTAGCTAATCCTTGAGGAACTGCTAACCTCGTTAAAAACAGTCTTAAACATGAGCTACATGTCTAAAAAAAGCTTAAAAGTCAAACTTTAGACTCTAAATTAAGGAGAATATTATGATTACAGAAGAGAATGTTACTTCAAACGATACTAATGACAATCAAGAGGTTAAAGAGACTCAACCGCAAGTTGAAAATAATCAACCTCAAGAAACAGAAAAGTTCGATTATAGAAAAGCACGTGATGAACGAATCGCTAGAAATACAGAGAAAAGAATTTTAAAAGATTTAGGTGCTGAATCTATTGATGAAGTAAAAACTAAACTTAAAGAATCTATAGAAACACAAAAACAATTATTTAAAGAATGTGAGAATGGTAAGAAACTTTGTGCTTTTCGTGAAGGTATAGACAAACAGTTTGTAGACTACGTAGTTTATACAGTTAGCAAGAATCTAAAAGAAGGAGAAAAGTTCGAAGACGCTATTAAGAAGTTTGCTAAAGATAATTGTCAATTCGTTAATAGTACACCTAAAGTTAAATTTAGTTCGTCACCTGATTTGGAAAACAACAGGGTTATTAAATTTAACGGTAATCGTTGGATGAATAACTTTTTACGTGGAAAAAATAAAAATAATTATTTATAAAGGAGAAATTCTATGGCAACAACTCCAGGAATAGATTTTATAGATAGAGTAAACGCACATGCACTTATACCACCTGAAATTGCTCGTGAGATAATTCAAGGTGCACTTAAATATTCAGTAGGTTTGAGAATCTTTAGACGTGTTAGAAACATGCTTAGAGATGAATTATTGATGCCAGCATTATCTATGTTACCTCAAGGTGGATGGCTAAATTCAGATAATGCTATTAAACCATTAACTTCACAAGCGTGGGAAATGGTCGAAATGTACGCTGAAGAATATGCAGCTCGTGTTATTATCCCAGATAACGTTAGAGAAGACGCAGCTTACGATATCTGGGGTGAAATATTACCTAGACTTTCAGAAGTTTACGGTAAAGCTTTCGACCAAGCTGTGTTTATGGGTATAGATAAACCTCGTAGATTTAGAGCTGATTTAGTCACCGCTTGTATTAACGCTGGCGCTGTTGTACCTGCTACTACTAATATTAACAGTGATATTAACAATGCATTAAGTTTAGTTGAACAAAGTGGATTTTTCCCAACAGCATTAGTTGGAGGAGTTAGTTTAAAAGCTAAGTTCCGTATGAACGTTGACACATTAGGTCAACCGATTTGGCATCCATTTATTGAAGCTTTAGACAAATATTATCTTGACAACGGTGCATGGGATGACAGCAGGGCTTTATACATCGTAGGAGACTTTAGTCAAGCTATTTACTCAGTACGTGAAGATATGACAGTAAGGATTTCAGCTGATGCTGCTACTAACATGGCTGATGGATTACACTCTATGTTTGATGAAGACTCTCAAGTTATGAGAGCTAAATGGAGAGTTGGATTTGCTGTACCTAACCCAGTTAATATTTTGAACTCTACATCTTCAAGGTTCCCGTTTGCTGTAGTTACGCCTTCTAACGCTGGTTCTTCTACTACAACGACATATAACATTACATTTACCGTAACTGATGGAACTGACCCATTAGAGAATGTAAAGATAAAATTAGGTGGTATGACTTCTAAGACTAACGCAAGTGGTGTCGCAGTATTCAAAGCTCAACCGAATCAGACATATCTATACACTGTTTACAACTCTAACGGAACGATATACAAGAAGAGTGAGGTTAGTGTCGTTTCTTCGAATGTTAGTGTTAATGAGATAATTAACTGAGGAGAGATGTTTAAATGGCAGAATATAGGTCGATTCACAGCGGGTCTAATATAGACACCGCTGTTTCTTCTGTTTTAAATCATACTTGTGGTATCCAAGGTGTTAAAGTCTTAGGTACTGAGTTGTCTAAAGATGCAAATAATAAAGTAGATGTATCTTGGTCATCTTTAACTGAACAAGGGCCTTGGACACCATATTTAGGTGGTGAAAATTCAGGTAATATAATGAACCCAACTGTTAATTATGAATATCGTTATGGTTATTATCTTAAATTGGGTAAATTATGTTATATATCATTTAAATTAAAACTAAAAATACTATCATTAGCTGATACATCAGTTCCAAATTATGCGTTTATAGGTGATTTGCCTTTTAATGGTGCTACATCATCCGGTCAAGAATGGGCTATTACTGTCAATGAATTTGCACAGGGGAATAATTCTGGCGGTGGTACCACATATATTCCTGGCGTTGACAATAATACTACTATATCGTTCTGGATTAATTCGGGGAGTAACAGAATAAGGTTAGAACATCACAATGGTTTAACAGCAATCCAATTAGCGGTTAGTAGTGATCCTGAGCAAAATTTATGGATTTGCGGGTCAGGAATTTATCCTATCGATTAATGGGGTGGTAAATATTTTTGTAGATTTTAATTATTATCAGAATAATTATCGTGGAGATATATTAACTGAACAAAATTTTACCAAATATGCATCAAGGGCTTGTAACTATATATCAACTGAGACCATGGATAGGATCAAAGATTCTACGATTAATGCGTACCCACAAGAATTGATTACTGATTTAAAAGACTGTGCTTGTGATTTAGCTGAAAAATTCTACGATTATGACAAGATATATAAAAATGCTATTAATTTATCTTCAGGAGAATCTAATTCAAACGTAAAATCAGAGAGAGCTGGGGAAGTATCTATTACTTACGGTTCTTCTGATTCATTAATTAAATCTTTTTCAGATCCTAAATATTTCAGTAAGTATTTATTAGATACATTACACGCTTATATTTATCCAAGGTGTGTTAATGGTATTACTTACAATTTAACGTCAAAAGTTATACATAAATGCTGTTTTTGCAACATAATATAGGAGGTTAATATGGCAGGGCAACCGGAAAAACGATCAACTTTAGGTCATTTATTAAACGTATCTATGCCTTTCAGTACAACTGAACCAGTTTGGAGACTTATTTGTAAAGGTGTAAGTGAGTTAAATGAGGAATTTAATCCTGACACTGATGAACAACAGTTTATTTGTGAGGATGTTAAAACTACTATCTTGAAGACTTACGCTCCTTCATTCGAAGTTTCTATGGGTTATCAAAAAGATGATTTAATCCAATATTATTTCGATGTTATGTCAAGAAGATTACCAACTGGTGAAAAAACTAATATAGAATATATTAGGTTCAATAAGAACAACACAATTTATGGTACTATCAATCAATTCATTGGAGTAAAATATAAAGGTAATGTTTATTTCAATTCAGTTGGTGGTTCTGGTGATGAATATTTAACTAGTGTAATGACTATTTCAGCTACTGGTAACCCTGAGGTTGGATACGTATCAGTTACTAATAATGGTGACGGTGCTACTTACACTTGGAACAAAGCTAATATTGAAATACCTTTTGTTAATTCATTCAGATATACATCAGGTACCACGCCTGTAGAAAAATCAATTGAAGATTATTACACTCACAACTTTATTGAAATTCCATCAGGTGTAAGTTCTTTTACTGTTGTAGGTAAAGGTGAGAAAAACCATTACGTATACTTACGAAGTTCTGCAGGATTAGAGAGTGCTAGCGAATATGGAAGTGTTTCTGATTCTGGTGACTGGTCAATGGATATAAATGTATCTGGTGGACAAGGTAAACAAACTATTGCATTCGTTCAAAAAGATAGTACTGAATCAAATGCAAATACATCTGTTTCAACACAAACATTTAATATCAATCTTCCTACTTCTTACGTAGTTCCAGTACCGACTGTTGCTCAAATAGACAATCATTTAGCTTCTGCAGTTACTGCTGCAACAGAAATAACTGGTTCAAGTTTAATAGTTACTGGTTCAGGAAGATCTGGGTTAAAAGTAAGATTAAAATGTGACGGTGCATCACCACTTACAGCTGATGATTCAACTGTATCAATTAATGGAATATGGACTATGACAATAAATATTCCTTCAGGCCTATCATCAGCATCTAAAACATTTAGTTTTGCACAAGTAGATAATTCTACAGGTACTGAAAAATTATCAGCATACACTCAAGATTATACAGCTACATTTACTAACCAAGAGTAATTTTTGATAAACTACCGTCTATCTTCTAGTACGGTAGTTTTTTTATTTTTTTACAATTTAGGTGTTAAATGGACTTTTTAAAAAATATAGATACTCTATATAATAAATTCTT